TGGGCGCGTATCGGACGGCCCCGAAGGTACGAAACCCCGGAGCTGTTATGGGCTGCGGCATGTGAGTACTTCGAGTATGTGGACCAAAACCAATTGGAGCGGGTTGAGGGTATTAAATCTGGGGATATGGCTGGTATGACTATGTCCATTCCGGTACGACGGCCTTATACCAAGGTGGGCTTACAATGTTATTTGGGGCTGTGTGACAGCTATTTACGAGAACTTCGTAATGAGCCTCAATTTTTGACGGCCTTAGAACTTATTGATAAAGTTATCGAAACGCAACAGCTTGAAAGCGCATTGGCCGGATTGACTAACGCCATGTTGACCAGCAGATTACTCGGATTGGTGGATAAACAGGCGGTCGAGCAAACGGGCGATATGAAAGCTACCTTTTCGATTAACGTAGTTAATTCGGGCATTCCGCTGTCAAGCTCCGAGGGCGAAGTGGAGGACGCGCTGTAATGTTTCAGACAACGATACTGTATCAGGCGAACAGGGAGGCGACCGAAAAGGTTGTGATCAATCAGGGCGGAACGTCCTCCGGCAAGACCTACGCGATCATGCAATTACTGTTTACTAAGGCCATCGAAGAGCCGCGAAGCATTATAACCATTGTGGGGCAGGACATTCCGAACTTGAAGAAGGGTGCCTACCGTGATGCCAAGACGATATTTTACGGATCTCCGGACTTGCAGCTTTGGTTCGGTAAGCCGAATGAGTCCGATAGGGTATTTACCTGCATCAACGGTTCGATTATTGAGTTTACAAGCTATGACGGCGAGCAAGATGCCAAGAGCGGAAAGCGTGACTATCTGTTTATCAATGAGGCGAACGGCATAACTTACGAAGTGTTCCAGCAACTGTATTGGCGTACAAGGAAAACGACGTATATAGACTATAACCCGAACGCGCGGTTCTGGGTACATGACAAACTGATAGGCAGGAAAGGTTATAAGCTGATTATCTCCGACCACCGGCACAACCCGTTCCTAAGCCCCGAGGACCACGAGAAGATAGAAGCCATATCGGATCCGGATCTCTGGAAGGTATACGCTCGCGGACTGACAGGTAAGGCCAAGGGGGTGATCTACAAGAAATGGCAGATCGTCGACGAAATGCCATCTTTGTGTAAAAGGCGGTTCGGGGCTATTGACTTCGGGTTCACCAACGACCCGACTGCCATTTTGGACATACGCCTCAGCGAGGGCGAATTATGGATCGACCTCATAAGCTACGATGTTGAAATGGACAACCCGAAGATAGTGGACGTGATCAAATCGGCCGGCATGGCGAAGATTCACTTCATAGCTGACTCGGCAGAGCCTAAATCCATATCGGAGCTTAAGAAATTAGGCCTATCCGTCGAAGGGGCGGATAAGGGGCCGGACAGTATCAAGAACGGCATATCGGCCGTGAAGCGTTACAAGCTCAACGTAACCCGTCGGTCGAAGTTCCTTATAACCGAATTGGAGCGATACCGGTGGGCCGTGGACGGAGCAGGTAATCCGCTCAACGTTCCGATAGATAAATTCAATCACGCGCTGGACGCGTTGAGGTACGGGGTGTACACCTTACTTGTAAGTAGGGTAAAAACAAAAACTAAAATGTGGGTATAACAATATGGGGCTAAAGATAACTAAACGACTAAAGACGCGCGATGCGCTTGTATTGCTTCGAGATTGTCCGGAGACATTCCGGGAAATCGGAGAGTCCCTCGACGTAAAGCCATACGACCGTATCACCTTTGGCCAACGCGCCGACATGACCGAACTGGTCACTATCTCCGATTTGGTTCTTAAGCCGTGGGAGCTAATCCGGCCGGACGACTGCAAGCCGATCCGGTTCAAACACAAGGGCATCCTAGACCGCCCATTTCTGGAAGTGTTCCGGTTCAGCTATTCGGTTATCAAGTACCTGGAGCAGGCAGCCGAACGGGATAAACTGACATTTACCTATAAGCCCAGCCCGCTCGAAGTCAAAGCGGGGTTCAACGACTTAACAGGCGGAATGTTTTCCACCCTTGACCGGATAGCTACCCGGATGCACAAGAGCCACGACGACGTGCTCGGCATGATGGATATACTTGTGTACTCTATCTTAAAGGCCGATTACGAAACGGCTATGTATAACCGCCGGTTGAGCGAACTGGCACAACAACAGAAAAAATGATAACCATCGAACAACGAATTAAGAAGATAGCCGAAGGCCTCGGAGTTAATTACTATTTCGGGGACTGGCAGCGTATCAACGTGGCGGGCGAAACCGGACGGATTGACTTTCCGCTAATTGCCTACCTCCTCCCGCCTTCGGGGACGGTTAACCTATCCGGGCCGGGCGTCCGTGAGACCGAGAACGGTGTGCTGGCTTTCGTGGACTTGACGGTATTCGACTTCGAGGCCAACGAGAACAATGTAATTGTGCAGGCGATGAAGGAGCTTATGATCCGATTCGTCGGTGCTGTGAACGCCTCCGGGGATTTTAAGCCGATCGGAGGTAATATCCGGTACGACGTACTCTATGACCGGTTAGACTTCGCCGTGACAGGCGTAACGGTTAGCTTGGCCTTACAGGAGGCTGTAGGTAAGTGCGTATGAGCGTAACAGCTAATTACATAATCAATGAGGAGCTACTAAAGCTAAAGGACGTGATAGCCGCGAACATGCAGGCGCAGGGCCTAAATGCTTCGGGGAAAACATCAAAAAGCCTTGAGGTCGTGCAGAATGAAAACGGAACAGCTTTGATGGGCCGTTCGTTTTTCGCTGTTCTGGAAACCGGCCGTAAAGCCGGTAAGGTACCGAAGAACTTCCGCCAGATTATCGAAAAGTGGGCGACGGATAAAGGTTTAACCTTTGAAACACCGGCTAAGTTAAGAAGTTTTTCGTATCTTGTCGCACGCAAGATCGCGGCTGAGGGTACGAAGCAGTATAGGACAGGCCGACGTACCGATGTATTTACAGACGCAATAAACGAAACGGTAACAAGCATACAGAACCAACTCGGCTCAGAGGTCTTAAAGGAAATTGTAACTATCAACGACATTAACGAACAATACATATAACGACATGGCAGCGATAACAGGCCCATCCGGTACGCAGTACGTTAAGGATAACATCTATTTCACCCTCACAGGCGCGGGGCTTCACCTGCTCACAATCGCCGGGGTAGTGTACCGGATAACCGTTCCGGCTTCCGGTGCGTTGACTATCAACGTGGCCCACATATGCAAACAGGCGTTTACCTTGGCAGAGCTGAAAGCCGGAACGACGAGTAAGTCTCTCGCATGGTCAGCCTCGTTCGGAGGAGCAGCGACCGGATCCGGATCGATCTCCGCCGTATATGCATCTGCGCAGACCTTCGACCTAGGTAGTAAGGTTACTGTCCGATATATCAACAAGGCCGGAACGCTTACGACCTATGAGTTTTGTGTAAAGGAGCGCACGACCGGATCGGAGGAGGTGCAGACCATGTTAATAGCGGGTACGACCTATCCGGTTATCGAATCCAACTACTATCTGGCCACCCTACATACAGACCTCGTTACGCGAGATACCCGCCGTAGCTTATCGGAGATTTACAACAGCCCATTTGTCTCGGCGCAGATCGGGGCGACGTGGTACGATGTCGAAGTGGTACGGGAGGCTGTCAACCTACAGACACCCTACGATCCGTTTGTGTTAAAAATAAAACGCGTGCTATGATACTTAACGATAAAGTTTACTTAGGTGATACGCTGTTAGACCTCGGCGAGGCCAACGGGGTTACGCTCGAATACTCCATAAGTGATCCGGCAGATATGGCCGCGATCTTCACACCGGGAAGCTGGACGGTCAACCTGCCGAAATCGGCGGTCAACTTACAGGCCTTCGGCTTCATGACCGAACCCGGCTCAACCACCGACGCGCCCCATAAGGAGCACCCCTGTATGGTTATCCGTAACGGGGTGCCTCTGTTCGATTCCGGCAAGCTGACCGTTATAGACGTAACGGACACTATCAACGTGGTTATTACGTGGAACACCAACGAGCGACTAACCGAACTGTCCGGGCGCAAATTGCGCGACCTGGCGATTACGAAGGTGATGCGATGGGACCCGGCCGAAACGGGTTACAAGCAGGCAGGCGCCGACGGTATTATGAACTACAACGCTCGGGGATTCCGTCCAGCCGTTAAGGCTTCCTACCTACTCGCCGCGTTGCTGCCGGGCCTCACGATCGGGCAGGCATATTGGAACAGACTTGAGAACGTTTGGCTTATGCTGCCGACGACGAACGGAAACGACACGATAGACGCCGCGTTGACATATCGTGGCTATGGGGCATATAGCAACTACGATCCGGTGCTCAACGTCCGCGACGTTATGCGGAACTTTAAGCAATATGGCACGATAGCCGCGACATACGATTTGCTCATTAACCAAAGCAGCCCCAGCAATCCGTTCTCCGGCCTATATATTCCGAAGGATGGCCGGTACCGGATATTTGGCTACATACGAACAAGCAGTTCGGCTGGTGGATCGGAGCTGTACAACGGTAAGTTCCGGCTTATGCTTAACCTCAGCTACGACCGCGACGAGAACGGGGCACTTGTGGAAAACTATGAGAACCTGTATTACTCGGAGTACCCTATCAACTCGAACAACGTGTTCGACGTTACGGTAGATCTGCAAGCCGGCGACGTGGTTACCATCTTCAACAGCTATCAGCTAACCAACGCAACGATATCCGGAGATATCGCCATCGACCTCAACGAGGTTGCGACCGAGAACGCCGATACAGGTTACCTGCTCGACTACCCGATTCGCGAGAACCTCCCCGACGTTGGGTGTATTGAGTTCATAACGGCCCTATTTAGCATGGTGGCCCTACAGGCCCAGACCAGCGGAACATCCGTTAAGGTATTCAGCATCGACGACGTGATAGGTGCGACCGATGCTATCGACATATCGCCTTATATCAACGACCGCGATAGCCGACAGCTTGAGTACTCCCACGGCCTTACGGCTGACAACGTACTGAGCTACGCGGACGGGACGGACGCGATCCACTTCGCGGCCAACACGTATAACAAAATGGTTAACAAGGTGGTTGAACTACCGTTTGCCTCCGGACGCGACATGGCTCTATACCGACGCGACGAG